CTAACTAAACGTGACGCCTTCGGCCTCCGTGTGATCTTTCTGCCAGTTTCTGGTGTCCCTCGCAAGCAAAAAGTTTGTCCAGGTGATAACTTTCTGCACTAATCGACCTTCTGTCACTTCATAGAAGGGGAAGCGGGCTGATAGTCGCCGCGGGAACACTAATAGTCGACCAAAGCCCAAGAGCTGGAGTGCTATTAGATGACTGAAGAAACATCCACCTTGATAACACCCATCATAAGAGAACTAGAGAACGTCCCGAGCCGACCTTAGTCAACTACAGTATCAGTCAGGTATCAACTGCTGTGTGTGTGTAGTTGTGTTTCTGAGGTGGTTGCTCAGGACAACCAAGGTTGACCACCTCACCTTTGAGTCTGTTGGTCCCTTGGTTCCCACCAATAGAGCAAGAGAGAACTAGAGACATGCTGAGAGCATTCGTGAGACGACTAAAGATCATCTATCTTACCTGTGCTGCCTACGAGCATCATAGGCTTGCTAATCGTGCTGCTGATCAACTGCGGATGCACTCGACCAAGACACTGAAGGACATCGGCATCACTCGTGGCACTGTTAGTGCTGCTGCTCACCATAAGTGTCCTTGGTGTAGTGATCAGGTGTGGCAAGAGTGGATCAAGTGAGACTGGTGTTGACTGAGGTTGACTGAGGACATCCCAATCTGTGTTGAAAAGTCCAAGCCCCCAGCCTGACAAATTTCCCGCCGGCTAATGTCAAACCAATGTCACCTCGTGTGTAGATCATAGGCCCCACCCAGTGGGACCATACATCCCCCGCACCACAGATGCTATAGATTGCAAGGGGTTAGCTGTTAGGATCAATCGTTTCGGTAGGATCCCTAGTCAAAAAAGACCCCCCGCACCCTCAGAAACAAAAGCAACTTCAAAATACAGGGCTAAAGTTCTTGTTGTTGTTGTTGTTGTCGGCCTCTTTGAAGCAGGCTCACCTATAGAGAAAAGGAACCCAAGATGGGCCTCGAAACTGGAACTTACATAGACAGCCTCGTGACTACTAACCCCGTGGCAACTGATGGTCTCGCGCAAGCTGACGACCACCTTCGCCTTATTAAGAGTACGCTCAAGAGCACTTTCCCAAGCATCACTGGTGCTGTGAGTACCACACAGGCTGAACTCAACGTCCTCGATGGTATCACCAGTTCCACTTCTGAACTTAACGTCCTCGATGGTATCACAGCCACAACAGCTGAACTTAACTTCACTGATGGTGTCACCAGCAACATCCAGACACAGATAGACCTAAAGTCACCTTTAGCTGACCCTACGTTCACAGGCACTCTCAATGCCCCTACAGCCAATGTCACCACAGTTGACTTAGGCGACTGGACGATAACTCAGAGTGGCACTGATCTTGTGTTTTCTCATAGTGGCACTGCACGCTTTAAGCTCTCTAGTGCTGGTGCTCTCACTGTTGAGGGTGATGTGACTGCATTTGGAGATGCCTAATGACCTTGCAAACATCTGGCACTATAGACCTGAGTGACATTGAGACTGAGTTTGGAGGCTCTGTGCCCACCAGTCTCTCTGAGTATTACAGTGGTGCTTCTTTTGTACCTACAGGCACACCCGGCATCCCCAGCACTGGCGCCATAAGCCTAAGTGATTTCTATGGTGCATCCAACCAGTACGCATTTAGTATAACCTCTGACACACAAAATGCTGACATTAGAGCCCTTGCTATTGCATCTGGCTGGGACGGTCAGGTTCCTTTGGTTGCCAATGTAAACTCAGGTATCACCCTGTACTCAAGCAGTACCTCGACTGGTGGTGCAGTAGTATCTGGTAGCTTCCCTGCTGGTTTAACCATAGTCAACAGCGGCAACATCACTGGACAAGGTGGTGGTGCCCAAGCGGCAGGCGGTCCAGCTCTACAGATCACCACTAGCGACACAGTAAAAGTAACCAATAACTCTGGTGCTTTTATTGCAGGCGGTGGTGGTGGCGGAGGTGGCTCCCAAGGCGGCGGTGGTGCAGGCCAAGCAGCCCCAGGTCAAGCTGGGGCAGCTGGTGGTGCCTTCAGCGGCACAACTACACTTAGCGCCTTTGTTTCACCCTACGGATGCTCAGAGGGCGGCACTATGTCTGGTACTATCAGTTGTACCACCTCTACCAGTGGCGTCAGAGGAGCAGGGGGTCAACAAGGTGCCTCTGCTGGTTCTGGCACAGGTACTGTTGGTAACTGTACGGGCACTGGCACTCTGACCAACCCCTTCGGCTGTCCCCCACAATCCTACAGCGCTACACTTATAGGTGGTAGTGGTAATCCCAACCCCGGTGGTCAAGGCGGATCGATACTATCTGCTACACAGAACCAAACAGTTAGTGGTGGTGGCTGGGGCCTCTCAGGTTCTGGCTCAGGTGCTGGAGCAGGCGGTGCAGCTATCTCAGGCACATATGCTTCACTTACAGACAACGGTACGATCTATGGATCAGTCTGATGAAGATGTGGTTGTGACACAAAGCACCACGGATAACTTCAGTGGCGCAGTGACTGTAAAGCACTTTCGTTACCACCCTAAGCATATAGCTGAGATGTCTAAGAAGAGAATGGCTATTTGCAACACCTGTGAGCACCTGACCAAACTAAAGCAATGTAAGCTGTGTGGGTGCCTCATGTTAGCCAAAGTAGTTATTCCCTTTGTCTCTTGTCCTGATGGCAAGTGGCCAGAAGAACAGCTCACACCACAGTAAATAAGGAACTCAGGCCATGCCTAACCTACCAATCCGTGGACTAGGGTCCGTGGGCGTGGTCACTGATGTTGACCCCTACAACCTCCCCATCAATGCCTACACTAGAGCCAAGAACGTAAGGTTCAGTGATGGTAACGTAAGCAAAGGCCCTATACTGCGTGGTGTATCTAGTGCTGTCTCTTGGACCCCTGCGTTTAGCTACGGTCTAATAGCACAGACTGGATATGACACAGTGTTGGTGGTGGATGATACATTTGACATCTATGAGCTAAACAACGGTGCTTTCAGTCAAGTGCTTAACTCTTCATCCTCTACAAGCCTTAGCCCTATCACAGCTACAACTCTTGCTGATGTTCAGTATGTAAATCGAGCTGACCAATCTCCGGTGTCTAGGGTCACTACAGCAATAAACTTTAGTGCTCTTCCAAATTGGCCTTCTGGGTATAAGGCTACAGCCTTGCGCAGCTTTGGTGACTTTCTGTTAGCGCTGGGCACCAATGAGGGTGGTGTGGCTTTTCCCAACCGAGTGCGTTTCTCTGACCCTGTTGTTGCCAACTCTGTGCCCAGTACATGGGACGAAACAGACCTGACCAACAGTGCTGGCTTTAACGACCTCGTACAGATGAAGACACCCATAGTTGATGGTGCAACTCTAGGCCCCAACTTCCTTGTGTATTCCAAAGACCAAGTGTGGATGATGGAGTTCGTAGGTGGTACGTTCATCTTTAACTTCCGCAAAGTATTCGATGATGCGGGTGTCATCAACCAGAACTGCATTCAAGAGATTGAGGGTAAGCACTACGTCTTTGACCGTGATGACATCTATGTAACTGATGGTAACACCCGTACATCTATCTGCGATGGGCGTGTCCGTGACTACATCTTTGGTGGCATGGATAACTCTAAGTCAGATGTATGTTTTGTGATCCACAACACCAAGCTCGAAGAGTTGTACTTCTGTTACCACAGTGGTGACGATATGGCCCTCTACACTGGTGGTACTAAGTGCAATCGCGCAGCAGTCTACAACTACAAAGAGGACACTTGGTCCTTCCAAGACCTTCCAAACGTAGTGTCTGGTTCAGAAGCTAACATCAACTCAGTGACATCCTATGAAACTGCCACTCAGACATATGCAGACATTGGCGGCTCTTACCACGACCAAGAGAGCCCATACGGGCGCAACCCTCTTGTGGTATCACTAGCTGATACTGATGCTGAAATAACAGTATCCAAAGTCTTCGGCATAGACCTTGTAGACCAAGGAAGCCTATCTCAGTCACTGGACACTACAGTTTCTCCAGATTTTCTACTGGAAAGAGTAGGGATAGACTTGGATGATGCAGGCATTCCTCTCAGTGGCTACAAGGTTGTCTCACGGCTCTACCCACAGGTCTCGACACCTAACTCTGATGGTGCGTTCAGTTTTACTTTTGGGGCGGCGGATACACCAAACGCAGCACCCAACTACTCAACTTCCGTGAGTTTCAATGCACTTCAAGACTACAAAGTCGATACTCGTATGTCAGGTAGATACCTGTCTTACAAAATGACCAGTAGCACCCTCAAGGACTTTAGCTTCTCAGGTATGGATGCTGAGTTAGTAGTCACTGGTAGGAGGTAGGAATGTCTCTATCTGACAAAATTAACCTGCTGGTGTCCTCTTATGTTAGACGCCAGCCCCCCTCACTACAGCCTGACTTTTTAGGCAACTACATACAAGAGGAACTACGGGAGCTAGAAGCATCTATTCGCTCACTTACTGACGCTAGTGTGCAAGTAACAGATAGAGAACCGGAGTCTCCCAGACGGGGCATGGTACGCTATGCGGTGTCCCCTTGGAACCCTCTAAGCAACAGCTACACTGGTCTTGTCGTTTACAACGGTACTGCTTGGGTTGCTGTATGACTTACAGAGTACCAGTCATTAAGCGCATTGGTAAATACACTGTGTTATTAGAACAATGCAGAGGGCTGACGTATATACATTGTGATATACACACGCATTGGTCAGCATCCCTCAAACGTAAACTACACGCTGACTTTAGCACACTGCTAGATTTATCTGACGTACAAGAGTTTTACACGTTGAGTGCTATTGATGACCACAAGCACCATAAATTCTTAGGTCTTTTTGGCTTCACGCATATGGAAGATGTCCCATGCGAAGGGGGCCTTCTTAGGCACCTCTACAAAATAAAGAAATCGGAGTAAAAAATGGGTATTGATCCGTTTACCGCACAAATTGGCGCATCCTTAATTGGTGGCGTTATGGGCAAGAAAGGCGCAGACACGCAATCTGCTGCTAACCAAGCTGCTATTGACGCCCAACTAGCACCATTTAGACAATACCAACCATATGTGGACGCCAACCTATCTGGTGCCTCTGGTGCACTAGATAGTGTACTTGAAACTGGTGCCTACACTGGTCCCACATATGCTGGCCCTAACCAGTTCCAGACGGGCACTGCCACCAACATGGGCAACATAGGCGGAAACCTCCAGAACTCTGGTTACGGTATGATGAACAACACGTCTGGCTTTGGATCCAATGCCAACTCCTTGTTCAATCAGTACCAAGGCATGGCCAACTCTGCACAAGGTGATCGTCTCGCTACAGCTATGGACTACGCTCGTGCCAACGCAAACCCGTTGGTTGACGCTGCGATGCGTGATGACCGCCGCAACCTCCAAGAGAACACCCTGACAGGCATCGACCTAGCAGCAAGTGGCACGGGCAACACGAACTCCAGTCGTGCTGGTGTAGCTGAAGCAGTAGCCAACCGTGCCTTTAATGACCGTCAAGCTGATGTCGCCTTAGACGTACAAGACAGGCTAATTGACCGCAGTCTGAACCAACAGGCTCGCCAATTTGATGACCAAGGTGCTGCGTTGCAAGGTGCAGGCATGGCCAACGAAGGCATCCAGAATGCTTACACCTCTGGTCTCAACACTCTAGGTGAAGGCGCTAACTTTGGTATGAACGCAGGCAACTCTCTTCAAGGGTATGACCAAGCTAGTATGGACGATGCACGGGCTAACTTCGAGCGCCAGCGTGACTTTGAGTTGAACCAAAGAAAAGCCTACCAAAGCGGTATTCTTGGTGGTGCTCCTACATCTGTTGGTGCCGTACAGGCTAACAGTGTCGATCCATTCCAAGCTGCCATGGGCGGTGCGATGGGTGGCTTCGGCTTTGCCCAGCAATACTTCCCGCAGCAGCAATCAGCAGCTCCGACTACGAGCCTGCGCCCACAGATGCGCCCTTTTTAGGAGGAGGTAAATAATGTCACGATTTCCACAGTCTCTCCTAGAAGACCCAAACGTAATTGAAGTTGCTGCCAGCATGAACATGACCCCAGAGCAGTACCTTCAGTCAATCATAGATAAACCACCGGCAATTCTTGAGAACTTAGAGTCTGGCCCACGCATGGACACTGGTCCAACTGTTGCTACTCAACCAGCACCAGTCCTCACGCCCCGTGTTCCCGGCGAAGGTGTTATTGCAGCACCTGTTGCTAACCCAGCAGATGCTCCAACATCCTACGCTGATATGAGCCCACAGGATTTTCAGCGGATGGCACAGAACCCCGCTGATGTACCAGCAGGCGCTGAGTTCCCCGGACTTGGTGCTGACTTCTCAGGCATTGAGCGTTTTGACAGTGCAATGGAACAGCGTACACAAGCAGCCAGAGAAGGCATTGACCAAGGTGTGTTGCAGCAGCAAGCAGCATCTGGTGACGCCAGAGCACTTGCAGAGCTAGAGCGCCGTAGGAATGTACCACAAGGCCCTGCCCTTGCGCAGCTCGAAGCAGAAAACAGTCAGTCTCCAGCTCTACAGGCTCCTGTAGACTTCGCAACTCTGGAAGCTCAGAACTCTAAGAGCCCAGTGCTTATCAACACTACCACTCCAACCCCTACTACTACTGCAAACACACAGACTAATGCTGCGCCAGTCTTAGGCACCAAAAGCTCAACTGCCACTCGTGCCCCAGCCCTCTCAAGAGGCGCAGGTAAGATGACAGCCAATGCCCGTGGTTCCGCTCTAGGAATTACTCCACGCGGTGAGAGCCTCATCCGCATTGGCGGCGCTATGTACTCTGGTGCTCTGAAGGGCGATGGTCTGGGCGCAGCTACTCGTGAGTTTGGTTCCATACAGGATGCCAACCGCAAGGCTGAAGTTGATGCTTACAATAAGGCAGAAGCAACACGCATTGCAGAGCTGAGGGCTAAAGGTAAAGGCAAAGGTAAAAATAAGAAATTAGCTGGTCCCCCTACTGCTGTGTATAAACAAGCCACTTTGAGCGCTATTACACGCATTAAAGACCTACTAAATTCTGAGAGTGGGTTTAATCCATTTGATAATGTAACTGGATGGACAGGTAGTCTTTTAAGCTCTGTACCGGGCACTCCTGCACACGATGTTTTGAACTCAATCAACACTATTGAAGCAGCGGTAGGCTTCGATAGGCTACAGAAGATGCGTGATGATAGTCCGACTGGCGGTGCTTTGGGTCAGGTCACAGAGCGAGAGCTTGCGCTCTTGAGTCAATCACTTGGTTCATTAAAGCAGTCTTCTTCGAGAGAGATGTTTATTGCCAACCTTGAAGCAGTTGAGCAGCACTACCAAGCAGCAGTTGCAGCCGTAGAGGCCCAACAAGCTGAGTGGTATCGTATGAATGGTGGTACAGCGCCTACCAAACCTACAGCCGCACCAAGTAACACTGGATCATCCAATATGTCTGCTGCTGACGCCATCGTTGGCATTTAAGACTAACACGAGGAAGAACTATGGCTGAAGTCAATAGGATCGAGAAGTACGCCGAATGGCTAGTACAGAACAAAGACAAACAGGGTACACCTGAGTTTGCTACTGTTGCCGAAGCGTACAAAACTATGCGTTCTGAGGCTTCAGCACCTACACAGGCAGATGCAGAGGTAGACACCTCGCTCTCCGGTGCAGTCAGCTATGGTGTAGACCAAGCTGGTGCCATGGTCGGCAAGGGTATCCAGTCAGCTGGTGAGCTGACAGGCTTAGAGTCCGTTGAGAACTACGGTCAAGAGATGGCCCAGCGCAACGAAGCTGAGATGGCTGCATCCAACTACCAGCGCCCAGAAGGTGCAGATGGCATCATTAGCAACCTCCGCGAAGGCGACCTTGCCAACG